GTGGCGTATCTTCTTTGGTATGCTATATTTCATCCTGAGAAAACTGTTGCTGTTCTCGCTAACAAAGGTGCAACTGCTCGGGAGATGTTATCTTGTGTAACTCTTATGCTTGAAAACCTGCCTTTCTATTTACAACCAGGATGTAAAGTTCTGAACAAGGGCAGCATAGAGTTTAGTAATAACTCAAAGATATTCGCCGCTGCTACCTCCGGATCATCTATTCGTGGCCAGTCCGTAAACTTACTGTTCCTTGACGAGTTTGCGTTTGTTGAAAGGGCAGCAGAGTTTTATACTTCAACATATCCTGTAGTTTCGTCAGGTAAAGATACGAAAGTAATCATTACATCCACCGCTAATGGTATCGGTAATCCTTTTCATAAGATATGGGAGGGTGCCGTACAGGGTGTAAATGAATATAAACCTTTCCGTGTAGACTGGTGGGACGTTCCTGGTCGCGACGAAGCATGGAAAGAAGAGACAATTTCTAATACTTCGCAGATACAGTTTGATCAAGAATTCGGTAACACGTTTTTCGGGACAGGGAATACGCTTATCAATGCAGAGACTTTGCTAAACTTAAAGGCAAGTAGACCCAAGAGGATTCTTGAGGGTGGAGATCTCCTTGTTTACGATGAACCTCGTAAGGGGTCACAATACGTCATGTGTGTTGACGTAAGTAAAGGGAGAGGGCAGGATTATAGTACGTTTAACGTCATCGACATTAGCAGTAGACCTTTCAAACAGGTAGCAGTGTATCGCAACAATCTTATTTCTCCACTACTCTTCCCTGATATTATTTATAAATGGGCAACTTCTTACAATCAAGCATATGTGGTTATAGAGTCAAATGATGCAGGGCAGTTAGTTTGTACAGGATTATATCATGAACGTGAGTATGAAAATGTGCATATGTCCTCAACAGTAAAATCTAGTGGTATCGGTGTAGAGATGACTCGTCGAACCAAACGCCTTGGTTGCTCAGGATTCAAAGACTTGCTTGAGGAACGTAAACTAGAAGTCGTTGATGAAAACACCATCTTAGAAATTAGCACGTTTGAGGCGAAAGGTAATTCTTATGAAGCGAAAGATGGTAACCACGATGACTTGGTAATGAACTTGGTAATGCTTGGTTTCTTGGTACAAACCACGTTCTTTGCTGAAATGACAGACATTAATATCAAGAAAATGATGTTTGAACAACGTATGCAGGAGATTGAGGCAGATGTTCCTCCTTTTGGATTTAAACAGGAAGAAGTTCCTGAAATTAGTTATGAAGAAAAAACAGATCCTTTTATGGATTACAAAATAGTAGAAGATTACACCTAAATATAGAAATCTATAAATATATGCATTGATCACTTATGTGACGTCCTTATTATGAGAAATATAACTTATCATTTCTTTTGCAAGAGGAAACTATCATGGCATTAACAGCTCCATCATTGTCTCCTGCAATCGTAGTTCGCGAATTCGATTTGACACCAGTCGTGCCAAATGTTGATACTTCGTTGACGGGTATTGTAGGATCATTCAAATGGGGACCAGTAGATGTGCCGACTCTCATTCAAAACGAGAATGAACTCGCAACTGAGTTCGGTACACCAGACGCTAGTCGTGCAGTAGATTATTTCTCCTGTGCGCAATTTTTGCGTTACTCTGGAAACCTCATAGTAAACCGAGCAATCCCAACTGGCGTTGTTGCTATTGGCGATTCTGCTCTAAACGCTACTCTTAGTGGCACAAAAACAGTAGTCAAAAACGAAGATAACTGGGAATCTCAATCACTTTCAGAAATGTTTGTAGCAAAATACCCAGGAGCAATGGGTAACTCTATCGCAGTCTCCATGTTCGCTATCGAATCTGGTGAATCTGCTGGTAGTGGCGCAACTGCTTCCTATTGGAGTAGTTGGACCTATGCCGATAAATTTGAAGGCATCCCAGGAACCTCTGGTTGGGCATCTGATCTTTCTGGTACGGTAACGAACGACGAAGTACATATCGCAGTCGTTGACTCAGATGGTCTTATTTCTGGTACAAAGGGCACGGTTCTTGAGACTTTCCCTTATGTTTCAGTTGCCCTTGGTGCTAAAACCGTTGATGGATCAGATAACTATATCAAGACTGTACTCAATAACGGTTCACGGTATGTATGGTTCGGCGATTTTGACTCTGTAAATATGTCAACAGGCGACAACTGGGGTACTGCTCCAGCAACTGGCGCAACTGTTGACTATGCCACAAACGTATCTTGGTCAGAAGATTCTGCTACTGCTGCCCTGTCAGGCGGGCAAGACGCAGGAACTCTTGACACTGGAGATATTGCCATTGGTTTTGATAAGTTTGAAGACGCTGAAGAACTTGACGTCTCCATCCTCATTGCTCCAGGAATGGTATCATCCGCGGATCAAGTAACAGTAGTGAACGATCTTGCTGGTATTGCTGGCGTAACTCGTAAGGACTGTGTTGTTGTAACTTCACCAGACCGAACAGCAGTTGTAAACAATGCTGATCCAGTCACTGCTACTTTAGCAACCACAGACCTGTTCACCGCATCTTCTTATCTGATCGTAGATAATAATTATCTCCGAATCTATGATAAGTACAACGACAACTATATCCACATCCCTGCTGCTTCTTCCGTTGCTGGATTGCTTGCTGCCACTGACTATAACTTTGGTCCTTGGTACTCGCCTGCTGGTGAGCGAAGAGGTCAAATTGTTGGCGCTACCAACACTTCTTATTCTCCAAGTAAGTTGGAAAGGGATTCACTGTACAAAGCAGGTGTAAACCCAATCGTACAGTTCCCAGGACGTGGTATTCTTCTGTTCGGTGACAAGACCAAACTTGCTCGACCATCTGCGTTTGATCGCATTAATGTTCGGCGTTTGTTCCTTGCCATAGAAAAGGCAGTCGCAGCTGCATCAAGAAACTTCCTGTTTGAATTTAACGACGAGTTTACTCGTTCAGAATTCGTGGCGATTGTTGAACCTCTCCTTCGAGAGATTCAAGCACGTCGTGGTATTCAGGATTTCCTCGTTCAGTGCGACGAAACTAATAACACTCCAGAAGTTATTGATCGTAACGAATTGGTTGCTACTATATTCGTTAAACCATCCAGAAGCATCAACTTCATCACGTTGAACTTTGTTGCTACTCGGACTGGTGCTTCTTTTGAAGAGATCACTAATTCTGGCGTTCAATTCTAACCCGTAACGACTACAAGGAGATACTAAAATGGCAATTCTTAATGTAGATGCGTTTCGCGGTAAGTTGACTGGTGGCGGTGCTCGTGCCAACATGTTCAGTGTCAAGGTGAACTTCCCAGGATATTCTGGTGGTTCTACTGAAGATACTGACTTTATGTGCCGATCAGCACAGTTACCAGCGTCCACTGTGGGACTTGTTGAAGTTCCTTTCCGTGGTCGTATCGTCAAATTGGCAGGTGATCGAACGTTCGAACCTTGGACGATCACAGTTTATAACGACACCAACTTCACAGTCCGTAACGGATTTGAAGCATGGATGGACGGTTTAAACACCCACCGTGGAAACGAAGGTACACAGTCTAATGATGCAGGATCAACGTATGCTGTTCCAATGACTGTTTCACAACTCGATCAATTAGGTACAGAAGTGAAGAAGTATACATTAGTCAATGCTTTCCCAACTAATGTATCCGCAGTTGATCTTGATTACGCTCAGGTTGGCGAAATCGAGACTTTCACTGTTACTATCGAGTATGACTACTGGACAAATGACAACACTAACTAAGTCATATAAGTAAAGTAGAGCAGGGGGAGTTCGCTCCCCCTTTTTTCCCACAACTGAGATTTCAAATATGGCAGAAGGCGACGGAATTAAATTATTTGGTTTTGAGATCAAGCGAGCGAAAAAAGATCAGGACGCTGTAACTGCGCTTCCTGCTGCATCAGTTGTGCCGCCAACTGACGATGATGGTGCAGGTTATGTAACTGCTCCTTCATATGCATACGGCACTCACATGAATATCTATGCCGATCTTCAAGTAAAAGATCAGGCAGACCTAATTCGTAAATATCGTCAAGCATCAACTCATCCTGAAGTTGATATGGCAATAGAAGAAATTGTCAATGAAGCAATTGTAATACCTGACGACGAAAATGTAGTAGAAGTCAACCTTGATCGGGTTGAGGTTTCAGCAGGTATCAAAAAGAAGATTGTAGAAGAATTTCAAAATGTTTTGAATATGCTCACCTTTAACGATCGTGCTCATGACATTTTCCGTAATTGGTATATTGACGGTAGACTGTACCACCACCTGATTGTAGACGATAAAAACTTGAAAGCAGGCATTAGAGAGATTCGATATATCGACTCTATGAAAATGCGAAAGGTTCGTAATGTTAAAAAGAAAGAAGATAAATCAACAGGTGTTAAGGTAGTAAACAAGGTTGAAGAGTTCTATTTGTTTTCTGATAAGAACTTTGAAACTAAAAAAGGATTACCTGTTGGCGCAGATCCAACAGCGAACCAAGCAGTCAAACTCAGTGTTGACTCAGTAAGTTATGTAACATCAGGTGTACTAGACGACACAAAAGCGAAGGTTGTCTCCCATCTCCATAAAGCACTACGACCAATCAATCAGTTGCGTATGATGGAAGACTCCTTGATAATCTATCGACTGGCGCGTGCACCTGAGAGAAGAATCTTTTATGTTGACACAGGTAACTTGCCAAAAGGTAAAGCAGAAGAATATGTCAACTCATTGATGACTCGTTATAGAAATAAACTTGTATACGATCAGGCGACTGGCGAACTAAAAGATTCTCGTAAGCATATGTCCATGCTCGACGACTTCTGGTTGCCTCGCCGAGAAGGTGGTAGAGGAACGGAGGTGACCACACTTCCTGGTGGTTCAAACCTTGGCGAGATTGATGACATCAAATATTTCCAACGCAAGGTATACCAAGCACTGAACGTACCAGTATCTCGACTGGAGCAGGAGCAAGCATATTCACTTGGTCGTGCTACTGAAATTAATCGTGAAGAAATTAAATTCCAGAAGTTTGTAACTCGACTTCGTTCAAGGTTCAGCAAATTGTTTATCGGTATTCTCCGACAGCAACTTGTGTTAAAAGGTATTATTACCGACAGCGATTGGATGGAGTTATTTCACAATCGTATTCGAGTAGATTTTTATAAGGACAATCATTACACTGAACTCAAGGACGCTGAAGTATTCCGCGAGCGACTTGGACTGATGGATCAGGCATCACAATATGTTGGTGAGTATCTATCTAAATCTTGGGTAATGAAAAATGTTTTTCATTTTACAGATGAAGAAATAGAAGAGATGGAACTCGCGATAGCAGACGAGGGTCCAAAAGAAGATGAACTAGGTGATGAACCAGCAGGAGATAATGATGGAAACTAAACCTGAAGTTGAAATGAGTGATATTGCTAACGTACCATCAGAACCAGTAACTGTTACGGTTGCTGATTTGGTGAACTCAATTGAA